CAAGAACAACAAGCCCTCATCACAACCCTCACCGCCCGTATCACTGCACTGGAGTCAGCATGATTACTTGGAACATCAGTCAACTTGACCGACAAACCGCAGATGGTTTTGTCACTACCGCACATTGGCAAGCAAATGCAACAGATGGGGATTACTCTGCATCTGTGTACAGTACTTGTTCATGGAGTGAAGGCACTGCAACCATTCCCTACGCCTCTCTGACAAAGGAAACTGTCTTAGGATGGATATGGGCCAATGGTGTGGACAAGGATGCCACGGAAGCCTCCCTGCTGGCTCAGATTGAGTTGCAAAAGAACCCTGTAACCACCACTGGAGTGCCTTGGTGAATCAAGAACTACAGAAATATTATGAAGATCGCTTCTCTATGATGGGAAGTGACGGGTGGAAAGACTTGGTAGAAGATATTGACACCATGATTGCATCCTTGAATAATATATCTGTGATTCCTGATGAACAAAGCCTACAATTCAAAAAAGGTGAACTTTCTATACTTACTTGGCTGAAAACCTTGAGACAGGTCAGCGAGAGAGCGTACGAGGAACTTAATGAAAAGAATGTTTGAATTTGCCTGTGCAAACGGGCATAAAACCGAAAGACTCTGTGTTTATGAGATGCAGAGTTTTAGGTGTGAATGCGGTGAAACAGCCAACCGCATTCTTAGTGCGCCAGCCTTTAGGTTGGAGGGGTGGTCTGGTTCTTTCCCATCAGCACATGGGAAGTTCGAGAAAAGCCACCTTGACAAGCTAAAATCTGAACGCAAAGCCAACTCTTAAACAGAAATGTCGAGTTGATTCTCCTACAACCGAAACGGCAGGAAAAGGGAAAATATGTTGATTGACCAAGAACCTGAGATGAAAAGTGAGTTAGAAGCTGAAGAATCCAAGCTATCTAATACCATTGCGCCAACAGCGCCTGGACTCCCTGATAAATACAGGGATAAAAGTCTGGAAGACATTGTTCGGATGCACCAAGAGGCTGAAAAGCTAATTGGCAAGCAAGCGCAAGAAGTGGGAGAGGTAAGGAAACTTGCTGATGAACTCATTAAGCAGAACCTCAGTTCAAAGCAACAGACTATTAAAGAGGAAGAGCCAGAAGTAGATTTCTTTGAGAATCCACAGAAGGCAGTTCAGAAGACTATTGATAACCATCCTGATGTTCTCGCCGCCCGTCAAGCAGGTGTTGAGTTCAAGAGGATGCAGATTCAGCAGAAGTTAGTGCAAGAGCATCCTGACTACACTCAGATTGCTCAAGATCAGGACTTTGTGAATTGGGTGAAATCCTCGCCTATTCGCCTTGGTCTGTATGCAAAAGCTGATGGTGAGTTCGATTTTGATAGTGCTAATGAATTGTTGTCTACTTACAAGCAGTTGCGTGGTGTCAAGTCTAAGCAGACTGAACAAGCGGGTGAAACCGCCAGGAAGCAGAGCATGAAGGCCGCACAAGTGGATGTTGGTGGAACTGGTGAGAGTTCAAAGAGGGTATACAGACGGGCTGACCTGATTCGGCTGAAGATGACCGATCCGGCTCGATACGAGGCACTGAATGATGAAATTCTTGCTGCGTATTCTGAAGGTCGGGTCAAGTAACTTAACTTTCGTTTCTAAGGAGAAACATCATGGCATTTCCTACCCCTGCGGTAACTACGACTACCGCCGCTACATTCATTCCTGAAATTTGGAGTGATGAAATTGTTGCCGCATACAAGAAAAACTTGGTGCTGGCAAATTTGGTTATGAAGATGAACTTCAAGGGCAAGAAAGGTGACACTGTTCACATTCCTGCACCTTATCGTGGTTCTGCTTCTGCCAAGGCCGCTTCTACCGCAGTGACGCTGATTGCATCCACTGAGACTGAAGTTCAAGTGTCCATCAACAAGCACTATGAATATAGCCGCTTGATTGAAGACATCGTTGAGGCTCAAGCCCTGAACAGCTTGCGTCAGTTCTATACCAATGATGCTGGTTATGCCCTGGCTAAACAAGTCGATACCGACTTGATCCAGTTGGGTCGTTCTGCCAACGGCGGTACTGCTGACAACGCTCGTTATGCTGGCGGCTTCATTGGTGGCGATGGCACGACTGCCTTCGACTACACGGCTAACACCAACACTGGTAACGCCTCTGCTCTGACTGATGCTGCAATTCGCCGCACCATTCAGCGTTTGGATGACAACGACACTCCTATGGATGGTCGCTTCTTCATCATCCCCCCGTCCAGCCGCAATACGCTGATGGGTTTGGCTCGTTACACTGAGCAAGCCTTTGTGGGTGATGGTAACGCTATCCGCAATGGTGAGATCGGTAACCTGTACGGCATCCCCGTGTTCACTTCTAGCAACGCTGACTCTGCATCTGCCACTGCGACTTTCCCCGCATCTGGCACTGCAATCGCTCGCGTTTGCTTGATGGGTCACAAAGACTCTATGGTTTTGGTTGAGCAAGTGGGCATTCGTTCACAAACTCAGTACAAACAAGAGTACCTGGGTACGCTGTTCACTTCGGACACGCTCTATGGTGTGAAGGCTCTCCGCACTTCTACCACTGGCACTGATCCGAATGCCGCATCCATGTTCGCCCTGGTTGTGCCTTCCTAATTGCAGTTGCGCCCCCTGCCCTAGTGGTGGGGGGACTTTTTTAACCTAATTAGGAGAAATCAAATGGCAGCAGCAACCGCAGTTGTTTCCCGTAGGGGCAATGACCAGTTTCGTGGTCTTTTTTCAGATACTTGGGATGTTTCTTGTACGCTAGATAGCGCTTCAATCGCTACTACTGCTACGGCTACTGACACAGTAACTGTTCCAGGCGTTGTTTTGGGTGATATGGTGCTTGGTATGTCAATCAAAGTGAGTGAAGCAGGCTTGGTTCGCCGTGCCTATGTTTCAGCCGCTGACACAGTGACTATCGTTACCTACAATCCCACAGCAGGGTCTATCAACTTAGATTCAACCAATATGCAACTTGTAATTGGTCGTGCTGTAGTTTAAAGATTGGGGGGTTCGTCCCCCCTTTCTTTGTTTTGGAGTTAATCAATGGCAACTTTTCGCTGTCTTCAGTCTGGTAACACAGTAAGTTTTACCTTGCAACATGACATTGACTCAATGAAGGGTCATCAAGGTTATGTTCGTATTGACGAGCAAGAAAAGGAACCTGATGCGTATGATGCCAATGCCGTGAGAACAGACACTGCTTTCACGCCGCCAGTTGTACGGCGCATGGGTCGCCCAAGGAAAGTTGCAAATGTCTGATATAGACGCTAGAGATTTTGGAAAACTGGAGGCTCAAGTTGAGGCTCTCCAGAATGAAGTTCACTCTTTGAGTAAAGATGTGAAGGCTTTGTTGGAACTTGCTAACAAAGGCAAAGGTGGATTTTGGATGGGTATGACTATCGCGTCATTCATGGGCGGTGTTATTACCTTTGTTGCTGATCGTGTCTGGAAATAAAGGAGAACGCTATGCCTATGGTCGGAAAAAAGAAGTTTCCCTACTCTGAAAAAGGCGAGAAAGAAGCCAAAGAGTACGGCAAGAAAAAGGGTGTTCCTGTAACCATCATGGTAGCAATTGGGAAACCAAAAGGCTTGCCTATGCGTGGTGGTCGCACTGCTACCAATATGATGAAGAAATCAAGTCGTGGCAAATGAAGACCAAAGCACAAAAAAAGATTAGCAAGGTGATGACAGAATTTGGCGCTGGGAAATTGCATTCTGGGTCTAAAAAGGGGCCAGAAGTGACTTCCCGTAAGCAAGCAATTGCCATTGCATTGTCTGAAGCTGGCATGGCAAAACCTAAGAAGAAGGCCAAGAAATGAAACCTGGACTTTATTCCAACATCGCAGCAAAGCGTAAGCGTATAGCTGAAGGTTCTGGTGAGAAGATGCGGAAGGTAGGGGCCAAGGGTGCGCCTACTGCTGCTGACTTTAAACAAGCTGCAAAGACTGCAAAGAAGGTTAAAAAGGTGAAGTAGATGAAATCTCCTGTTTGGCAAACAAAAGCTGGTCAAAATCCCAAAGGGGGGTTGAATGCCAAGGGGAGAGCATCTTATAATGCAGAAACTGGTGGTAATCTCAAAGCACCAGTAAAGTCGGGGGACAACCCTCGCAGAGCAAGTTTCTTGGCTCGTATGGGTGGCAATGATGGCCCTGAGTTCAAGAATGGTGAACCAACGAGACTGCTTCTTTCGCTAAAGGCATGGGGTGCAAATTCCAAGGCTGACGCAAAGGCAAAAGCTAAAGCTATATCCGCAAGGAACAAGGCAAAGGCGAAATGAGAGCATTATCAGTTGGTGTTAGTCCTACAGCGGCAGTAGACACAACAGTCTATACCTGTCCAAAGGGCTATTACGCCAAATTCACTGTAATGTATATACACAATACAGGCGGCTCTACCAAGCATATAACTGTGCAATGGGATGACGCAAGTGCTAATACTACGC